CAGAGCCTGAGTTCTGCATAGGATACAAAGTGTACGTAACTTGCGGAGTTGGAGAAGCATCTGAGCCTGAGAAAGTTAAGTCAGGCAACATTCTCCAAACAAAGCCAAATCTGTCGCCGTCTTCAATATCAAATTCAGAAGATGAGATGTAAGCCTCAATACCTGCTGGCGTACCTGTCTCATTGTTGTCTAAGCCATACTCTTGATTAACCAAGTTGTAGTTGTATGTGGCGGCAATGGGGAAGTCACGCAAGCCAGAGTCTAGCCAAGCGGTTCTTTCCATCGTGCCGTAGTACCAAACTTTCTCAAGGTAGTTGTACACCACGTAGCGGTTAGCAGTCAGACTACCAGCAGAGCAATAGAACCACCAAACCTCGTTAAAGCCTTCGTTAGTACCAGCAAACACTTGCTGGTTCTGCTGGAGGTTAATGTCTTGGTAGATGTACCGGCGCAAGTCGCACGGCAAAGTCTGTAACCGGCCATCGTATATGTAGAACTTATCCACACCCATCCAGTACACCACGCCAGAAGCTTGAGCCGCTGCGTTCTGACCAAGGATAGAGATGTTGTCACCCATCAATTGACTTGACCAGACCACTGGCGGGCCAATGTACTGCATAGAGTAGATGGCTGAGTCAGTCCATACCAAAATCTCTTGACGGGTCTGGATGGCAGTAATGATGCTAGAGCCGTGTGACAGAGTGACACTACCGGCCTGATTGGTTGCAGATGGTGTCCAGTTAACGACAGACTCTTGATCTGACCAGCGAACTGCCATAGGGTTTTGTGTAGTAGAGCCTAGATCATTACAACCAAAAGCAAACACAAACCGGCTAATGTCAGATACAAAGACAAAGTTCTGGATGATTGGGCAGTCTGATGCGCCCGACAGACTTACGATGTTTACACCATTAGGCATGATGTAGTGATCGCCAGACTGCGTTCCTGTCGTAGTAATAGCTGCGCCGCCGACAGTAGCTGCTAAGTTAAAGGTATTGCCGCTAGCGTTAATAACGTAGTAAATAGTTCCGGGGGATAAGCCCGTAGGCAATGCGGCAGGATAGCCACTGTTAGTAAGAATGACTGGTGAGCCATTAGGCAAACTATAAGCAGCCGTAACCACCGCAGGAGAGGCTATGGTAATCGTGGCTAAAGCAGGGTCTACGCCATAACCAGCATCCCAATAATAGATTGGGCCACCACGGAAACCATAAACCAAGTCTTCACCAAAGTTATTCTGGCTCCACAATCTAATCGCAGATGTAGACGTACCGCCAAAGCCCCAAGTTCCTGCACCCCATGTACCAGCACCCCAACCGGCTAGTGGGATTTCGTATGCGTCACCCGTATTGATTTGATAGACAGCATTAACAGTTGAACCACCGCCAGCCGCGACAGTTGATGTTGCCGCCGTAGCAGATACGATTGTGTAGGTATTGGCATCAACGTAAGTAATGGAAAACTCACCATTTAAATCAAGGCCGCCTACAGGAGCTACGTTACTGAACGTTACAAAGTCACCTGTAATTGCGCCGTGGGCCGTGTCTGTAACTGTAACTAGGGTGAGCAGGTTAGTAGTTGCAAACGGATTACTTAAGATGGCCGCCGCCCGGATAGGCGTAATGTCGTTGTAGTTACCACCCAACTCTAAGTAAAACTTAAGGTTAGTGCCTACACCAATCAGGTTTAAGTTGTCTAGGGTGATCCAGTTCCATAAGGAACGGCACAGACCTTGGAATGTAGACACAGAGATACGTGCCCAGCCACCAATTTTCTCAGGAGTTCCTTGGCGGAATCGTACTTTATCAGACTCGTACCAACCACCTTCGTTGGCATAACGGGTGTTCTCCCGGTTAACTCCCGGCTTTAGTACGAGTTTCTTAAGTGCCATCGGTAGTCCTAGGATAAAAACAGTGCTTTTTCAGCGTCCCTGCGCTTTTTTAGCCCTAGTAGTATTTTGCCACCAGCCATGCAATACAGCAAGAGGGCATCGGCTGCGCCCTCCCAATCACCACGATTGATTTTCATCCGAATAGAAGAACGCTGAAAAGCCCCCACTCCGGCGTTGAAGGCAAAACTGACACACGCATCGAAAGCCCCTTGACGACCAGATAAAGCGGGAGCAAGTCTAAGAACACCACGTTCAGTAGGGCCGACATCATCTTCGAATAGTTTCTCGATCTCTTCTTTAGTCCAGACACGGTTGTCCTCCGGCTTTAATGGCATCTCTTTTCGAATCATTGGGGTATCTTTACCCTCTACCCTGACTACTGGTAATCTAATCTGCTCTTGGTACAAAACATGGCCGTAGCCAATTGTCCAAATATGGGCTGGGCAGAGGTACGGCTTAGTGCGATACCCCTCCCACTGGTGCATCAACTTAGCGCCAGCTTCACCCAGTTTCATTTCTTGCTCCAGCTTCTACTTCCGAACCAAAATCCTATAATTCCCCCCAACATGGCCATTTCATCGGTACTGAACAAAATATCAGTTAAACGAACCAAGTCATCCATGCTTGTGATCAGGCTAGGGCGAGTGTAGATGTAGTAAGCCATCCAAGCGTTGATGGCACAGAGTTCTAGCACAAAGATGTACGTCACCATCGGGCGAACCGTGCCCACAAAGTTAACCACCCAGCGGCTGGCGTTGTCCATAACCTTCTTGTCGTGGTCATAGGCGGCTACCGTCATCTGCGCGTCTGTTTCCATAGCAATCTGGTCAGTGCGAATCTCTTCTATCTGGGCTTGGGCAGCATAGCCTTGAGCCAGCATCTGAAGCTGTAAGTCCATCTGGACACGGGCCAAAGCCAACTCATGGCGCTGGTCAGCCTTGTTCTGGAAGAAGTCCAGCAGTTTGGGCAAGCCCGATATGAGCAGACCGCCTAGCGTTGAGAATAGAGATAGCATTTTTAGTCCTTACACGTTTTAGATTTGTCTTCATTTTGCATGAGTTTGATACCAGACAGGAACCCAATCATGCCGCCTATAAGAGTAGAAAACGCGGGTGAAATCATTTTGAATATCTCTGCGTTGTCCACTTCTTTTGCCCACAAACCCAACATAAAGCTGATTACCATGGCCAATACGGAGAGACACAGGGTGGTGCTTACCATGAGCGTAACCCATAGTGTTAGCTTGTCCCTTGTATCCGGCGCAGGCTTCTTGGGTCTGGGTATGGGCTTTCTGGTCATACAAGTAGGTCAATGTCACGTTTAAGGTTGTTGATCTGAATGTCCAGTGTTACCTGACGCATCCTGTACTGGTAAATCTCATACTCATACTGGTGAAACTTCTTTATCCGGTTGTCCACCTGTACTTGGTTGTCCCGTTCAGCGTTCTGTTTCTCTACCTTTTTGATAAAGACTTCCTGTTGCACCAAGCCTCTGGGCTGAACTACGGGATACCACTTGTCGTAGCTGACCTTCATTTCTTCTCTCGCTCAAGTGCATCTTTGTAGCCATGAACAACTTTGTTACGCAACCATGTGGAGTCTGCCGCGCCCGCCCACTCTGCTAGGTTGTTCCAAATCACCATGTATTCTGTTGACTTGCAATGACCTGCGTTCTTGTCCAGCCACGCCATCATTTCTTTGTGCCGTATGGTTGGATCGTGGACTGTGTAGGCTATTCCATAGAACTCGCGCACATGACAGCCACTCTTGGCTACGGCTCCGACCAGCCCCAACAACAGTAACAGAATGAGCCAACGCATTTATCACACCACACTCCATGCAATTATGTAAGTGCCAAATATTACGAAGGCCACCATACAGGTCGCCGCAATGAATGCTTCGACCCAGTCCCACATGATTAGGGAGTCTCAGGCCAAGTTACTGTCCAAAAAAAACCTGCTTGATGATATGTAATTTTCATATAACCAACTCAATTTTTTTATTCGCATTTTCAAGTTCCCACTGCGTTGCATCACGCACAGCCCACACCATGTACCAGACACCATTTTCCTGAACAGGTGTTGTCTCGCTACAGCGTTTTGTAGAAATATCCCATTGCGGTGGATCACGCCACTCTACATGGGCGTAGTCTTCCATGCCAGCAGGGTCAATTCCAATATCACCAATATGTCGGGGATATTCAAGAGTAGAAAGTTTGATGTATGCACTCATATTGTTGTCACTGAGGATGTAAGACTAGAGGCCGCATCTGTGTATGTCGTTGTTGCATCAGTTAGAGAAGTTGATGCGTCTGTTAACACAGATGTTGTTGCAATTAGTGTTGAAGTTGTATCTGTTAGTGATGTGGATTGATAATCAATTGAAAAACCATTAACTGTATAAGTACCCGTTAGCGATCCGTCGGGCGGCAACTTTGCAAAAAGAAACTGAGAATTTGATCCCGCATCAAAAGTTCCACAGACATATACATTTCCTGAAAAGTCTACAGCAATTGCATTTTTTACATCAGTTATGGTTGCCCCTAATCTTCGTTGCCACTGAATAGTGCCAGAAGTATCATATTTAGCTATTTGAAGTCTATTACCACCACCTGTAATTGAGCGACCCGCAACATATACATTGGCATCAGCATCTACAGCTATTGAGTAACCTTTATCATTCGAGGCATCGCCAAGGCGTTTTTGCCATTGCAAAGTACCAGAAGAATTAAATTTTGCAATTAAAAGAGCAAAAGTTCCGCTTTCATTTGTTGATCCGCAAATGTAGACATTGCCAGAACTGTCAAAAGATATAGCTCTACCCAAATCGTCAACACCAGCGGCATCCAACTTTCTTTGCCATTGGATAGTTCCAGAAGAATCGTACTTTGCTAGTTGGATATCAGTAGTGCCAGCGCCACTCTCCATGCGCCCACAAACATATACATTTTGAGAACTATCTACAGCAATTGCTTGTCCATAAGAATCTAAAGCACTTGCTAATCTTCTTTGCCATTGAATAGTTCCAGAAGAATTATATTTAACTATTTGGAATCCCTTTTGACCCCCAACTGTGCTTGGCCCGCAAACATAGACATTCCCTGAACTATGTACAGCTACGCCAATATCAAAATCACCTGAATCAGTGGCAAGGCTTCTTTGCCACTGGATAGCACCGGTTGTATCATATTTTGCTATTTGAAATTCAAGGCCACTTGGGGCTGCAATTCCTGCAACATAAACATTACCCGCGCTATCTGCGGATATTGATCTTCCTACAATACTAAAAGAAGTTGACAACGTGCGTTGCCATTGAATAACACCAAGCGTATTATATTTTGCTACCAATAAACATGCATTACCACTAATAGTTGATTGCGATCCTATATAAACATTTCCAAGACCATCTACCGAAACAGCAGTTCCAAATTGATTGCCAGTGCCATCTAACAAGCCAATCCAATATGGCGCACCTAAAATTAATTTGGCGGAAAACAATCCAAAACCTTGGGCAGATGCGGCTCCTTTTGTAGCAATCAGGGGCATGGTCAGTCCTTAAGCAAACTTGGTCTGGGCGGCAAACACTGTGAACGCCGCATTGCCCGTTTTAATAATTGTGTAGGTATACGCGTCAATGCTATTAGCATTGCCCGATGTTGGGGCTGTTCCACCTTGGTATTTTGGAGTTACGCTACTGCCGTCTACTTGAACTGCGCTGTTGTAATAAGCAGTTGCGCCTTGAGTGACCAAGAAAGCAGCGGTCATTGACTGGCCTGTGGACATCAGTGTGTTCAAAGATGTGCCGCTAGAGCCTCGAAAGTTCACTGTCCAGTTGGCGCTTGCGTTGCTGGTGTAGTACAGAACAGACTGCGTTGTGATGTCGTAGTTGATCGTGCCGGTAGCTGCTGTGGCAGAGATTGTGGCAACTTCTGCTGCATCGTTCAAGACGATGGCCTGTGCAGACGATGTACCGCTGAAAGTCTGTGTGCCAGTGAAGGTGTTGGCGGCATTTAGCGCAGGAAGGTTAGTCCCTGTTACACCAGAACTGTTGACCGTGAGCTTGGTAACCCCAGCCGCCTGAAGCTCCAGAACACCAGAGGCATCGCCCGTGACAATTGCGCCGCCAGTGACGGTATCTGCATTGATTGTTGTTGCCATGTGTTACTCCGGTTTAGGGTATTTAGTTTTAACAGCAAAACACGCATCAATGTATGTTTGGATTTGAGCTTGATCGCCTTTTACTACGCCATCAATGTAGTCAGTGATAGGAGGGTACTCTGCTGCGCGGTCGCGTTGGTATTTTGTTCTTGCAAGTGCGGCTTGTTTTGCTGCGTGAACAGTTTGCATTGCTTCCCATTCCGCTTCTTCTTCTGCGGAAAATGGAATGTTACCTTCCGATGTTGCGTGATAATTTGGCATGGTTTGTCCTTATGAATTAGCAAGGGCGTATAGGCGAAATGTGCCAGAAAAAGTTCCAGCAGAAGGAAAAAACCGAACACCTGTTAAGGCTGCTGTTCCCGTGTTTCGTCCTGTTCCTTTCATACCCCTAGTTTCGCCACCATTGTCAAAAAATCCACCTATCCATGTGAGACTTTTCTGAAATGTTGTGCTTGATGGATTTGATAACCTAAGTTCAAAATTCATTGAATAAGCAGCATTGTTCCCTATACTTGCAGTTGCTAATAGTATTGATGTGGTAGGCGTTGCAAAGTCGGCTATTTCATTAACTAAAAATGTTGTGACGCTAGATGAAGTTCTTTCGCTAACATAAATATATGTGCTTGTAGTAATGTAAGAACCACCTATTTTTAATCGACCGCTAAGATCACAATTTGCATCGCTAAAAGTTACTCCGTTAGCCACAATAATGTAGTTGGAATAAGTGCCGCTAAATGTTGTTTCAACATCAGCCGTAGCCGCTGCGCTAACAGTGACAGTAGATAGTAAAGTTAAAGCACCAGAACTGGGAGTAGCCCAACTAGGCGCACCAGCACCGTTTGTTTGCAAAAGCTGACCAGAAGAACCTGCGGCAAGGATGGCCGTTGTACCGGGGGCCGATTGGTAAGGTATACCACCAGCAAAACCACCAGCAAGGTTAGTTGCCGTAGTCGCAGTAGAAGCTGTAGGTGTGCCCCATGTAGGAACACCAGCACCAGCGCTTAATAGAGCCTGACCAGAAGAACCCGCGCTTGTGAAGGCCAACTCTGTGCCGTCACCATACCCAATGCCACCAGCGGTGGGAGTGTTTGATCCATCAATTGTTACTGGCATGATTTACTCCAATGCTTGAATTTGAGTTTGAAGTGCTTGTAGTTGCGCAAGCAGTTCTTCTTTGGTTGGTGCGGCTGGTGCAGCAACTGCAACAGGTCTTGTAAAAGTCTGACCATCCCATAAATCGCCAATTTCGCCACCGTTAGTCGCATCAATAAGATTTGGAAGAACGTCAAAAGAATCAACGACGATTGTATTAACTACCACCCCGTTTTCAATAATATGCGCTCTCATTATGCAATCCCCCAAATAGTGCATTGTCCATCACCACCAGCACCAGAAGTTGCTCCTGTACCAGTACCTCCGCCACCACCACCGGGCTGAGTTCCAGCTACTCCACTAACGCCATCGGTATTACCACCTGCACCGCCGTTACCGCCAAATGAAGAAGCGCCACCTGCACCGCCACTACCGCTACCGCCAGAACTACTGCCACCACCGCCACCACCATAAATTGATATACCACCTGTAGCGCCGCTACCACCACCACCAGCGGCTCCACCATAAACGGATTTGCCGGGTATAGAGTTTGTAAAAACACTTCCGCCACCAAAGTCGTTGTCAACAGTTTCAGAATTTGTTGGAAGGACACCTTTAGGCGCGCCGCCCTGTACACCGGTATTATTTGAGCTTCCACGCTGTCCTGCACCTAATGCCCCACCACCTGTACCGCCTGTTGCACCAGATGAAGCATTACCACCACCACCGCCATAAGAGGTAATAAGCGAACCAACAGTGCTACTCCCGCCAGTAGCTCCATCAGTGTCTGTTGTGCGACCTGCACCGCCAGCAGCAATTGTTATGGTCTGTGATGTACTCATTTGTGTTGCCGTTAAATAAAATGGAACACAAGCACCCCCACCACCACCGGGCATTTGCCCAGACGTTTTTGCACCTGAACCACCACCACCCCATAAAAGCCCACTAAATCGGGCGTAGCCCGGCGGTGTCGTAAATGTTCCAGTAACTGTAAATTGTTTTAAAAATGGACTAACCACAATTGAATTAAAGGCTGTACCAGTACATTGCACCAGTCTGCATTCCTGCGGGTACATGATGTAGCTTGTCAAGCCATCTATGGTTTCACTACCGTTTGGATCAAGAGTTATGTCGCCTGTACCTAAATTTTGAATGTAACAAAACCAACCAGAACCAAGTGTTGCCGCCGCAGTAAAAGTCTGCGTAAACGTGCCGCTTGTAATAGCAATCAGTGTACTTGCGTCAGCAGTTCCAAGAATTGTGTTTGATGTTCTTGCAGAACGCACAAGCGTAGGGCTTGATGAAACCGTAGCCCAAGCAGGGGCCGCCGCAGTGCCAGCGGAAACCAATAATTGACCCGCTGTACCGTAACTTGGGGTTGAACCGACCCCAATAGCGCCTGTCGTTGCTAAAGTAATAGAAGGTGTTGTTCCGTTAACTTGAAGTTGTAGTGTGCCGTCAGTATTGCCGGTGCTTACTAGCGCCGTGCCTGATGTTGTTCCTGCTGCAATCGTACTCATGTGATCCCCTTAAATGACAACCCAGCGCTGGCCGGATGAAACTGTGACCGCATAACCACTGGACACCGTAATAGGCCCAACAGAGAATGCGTTAGAACCTGAAGGTAAAGTATAGTTTTCGCCTACAGTAGTAGTGTTAACAATCAATGCGCCGCTGGCTTTTGCTGGGCTGGCTACTGTTGCAAAACTCAAATTACCAGTGCCATCGGTGGTCATTACTTGACCGCTTGTTCCGTCAGCGCCCGGCAAAGTAAATGTTACGTTAGATGAAACAGTTGCTGGAGACTGAAGTGCAACGTAATTGCTACTATCGGAATCGGCAAAACGCACATCACCCCGCGCACCGACTTGGAGGTTTGAGCCATCCCATGTCAGATTGGCCGATGCGCCAAACGCGCCAGCACTATTAAACTGAAGCTGAGTGTTAGAACCTGCCGCAGAGCCACCACCTACGTTAACAAAGTCAGGCGTTGCAAGGCCGCCATCCCAAGCAATAATTGCCCGACTACCAGCCGGTATGGTTATGCCGGTAGTAGGAGATGTTGGGCCACCACGCACCGTGATTGCAAAGCCGCCTGTTGTATTGTTAATAACAACGTAAATTTTGCTTTGCTTTGGAGTATTGATAAACCGTAATGCTGTACGTGCGCCTGTACACAGGAGAACTGCGTACTGAGAGCTATTAGCTGTTAGACCAGTGGTTGAATTAGAACCCTCTGTAACCGTCAAATCAATGTCTGCGTCAGTTGTAATTGTCTGTGTACCAGCTACTGCAACATCCACAATTTGCGAAATGGCGTTATTAACTGTGTCGCCCCATTGACCAGACAGTGTGCCTTGAACCGGGAGGGTTAGTCCAATTAGCGATGTTTTTGCCATTTAGTGCTCCTACTATGTAGAAATTTGTGTCCAACCGGGTGATTCTGTATTGTCAACAGCAGCCCAGCCCGGTGTTTGTGGATTGCTGATATTTTGCCAGTTTGCGACCTCTGTGTCATCAATTACTTCCCACAAATTTCGTCCGCCGTTTGTTTCCGTAATTGACATTGTTTCCGTTCGGCTTAAACCGTAGCTCGTAGCTGCCGCTGAATTATCACCGATAGCAAAAGATTCACTCAAACTGTCAATGTAATACGTACCTACCGTGGTGCTGTCTAGCGCCGACATTGACTCAGTAATGGTCATAATCAACGTAGCCAACGCCTCTTCAGCTACAGCAATAGACTCTGTAATATCAGCTACAAACAAGGCTACAGCCTGCTCAACCGTGGCAATACTAGCTATTTCTTCAATAGCCACAGGGAAGGTAGCGTTTCCGGTGTCGGTTGTACTTATTGCCGCATTTTCGCTCACACTGGTTGTATAAGCTGTTATTGCCTCGTTAGTATCTGCAATAGAAGCTGTTTCAGTCCTACTAAGTGCAAACGTAGCAGCTACAGCTTGCTCTTCCGTGTACGCCGCAGACTCTGTTCTACTGAAAGCAAAAGTTGCTGCAACTACCTGATCTTCGGTATAAGCCGCCGTTTCAGTTAAAGATACTGGGAATGTAGCATTGGCTGATTCCGTGGTACTTATTGCCGCGCTCTCAACAACACTTCCAGCAAACGCTACTGTAGCCTCTTCCGCAGACGCCGCAGACATTGACTCCGCAATGCTAACCGAAACTAAAAGACCGCCAATCTGTACTTCTGTATAGGCTGCGGTCTCAGTAACGCTTTCATTAAAGGCTGTTTGCGTTGTTTGGTTGTCGGCTATGGTGGCAGACTCGGTAACAGACTCGGCGTAAGTGGTAATACCACCCCAACCAAATTCACCCCAAGTATTGTCACCCCAGCCGTATGCCATTTTACGTTGCTGTTAATGTAGCAGTATAAGTTACAGCAATGGTGTCACCGCTAACTACAGCTTTAGAACTAGAAAAATCACCAGCAGAAAACAATGTTCCAGTTGTTGAGTCTTTAGTTGCACTACCGCCGATGTTAATAAAGCAGCCAGCCACTGTCCCTGTGCTGGTAATAGCAAAAGACACGGCAGATGAAGTAGCTTTACTTCCAGAAGAAGCTGCACTAAACGCAGGTGTAGGACGATTGCCAGAGTATGTTGGAGCGTTAGCCAAACCAACTTCTAACCAGCTTGCGTGGGATGCTTGCGTATCAGCCGCTACAGCCGTACCCGTACCTTTTAGACCCATCACCACAGCACCACCAGCGGTGTTACCAAAAGCGGTATCCAAAGTAAAGTTACGACCAACAGTTGTGACAATGTTGTCAATCTCATCAGTCCATTTAACAAAGCCGTCTACGCTATAGCAAACAGCCGTGTAGTGGCCACCAATACCCATGGTATCAGAAGGCATTGTGTTGTATTTAGTAGCCGCTTCCACTTTGTCAGTTGCGGTGATTCTGTCAATAGTCATAGTGACTCCTTAATTAGAAGAACGAATCAATGCTGCTGTTGCTGTGTTTGCAGGCATTGTGATGGTGAAATTGGTAGATGTTTTGTCAGACCCAAAGTCCAACACAGCAATAGATGGTTTACCGACAACGGTATCGTTATAAATTAGTGCGCAACGAGCCGTCACCGATGCGTTAAACACCACATCTGCAAAGTCTACATACGCTGTGTACCCAGAGGAACTAATGGTTACGCCTGTCAGCGTTACGCCACCAAGGGTATAACCACCTCCACTAACTTCATTTACAGAAGAATACGCAGTAGTTGCTTCGTTTAAATTAGCGGCAGCCGTGTACAGAGCAATCTTTAGCGTATTGGTAGATAGGTTATGAACGCCTGTATATAGCTCTGTTTTAAAGCTGGTCGTCTGGGTTTGGAGAATGTTACTCACGATACTGCCACCCTAATCTGACCATCACGATAAGCGTCTGCGCGTTGTTTACCATCACCCAAGTTCTTGAGGAGCGCCATAGCTTGTACATACCGCTCTTGGTACACCTTGTACATACCGTCTTCCGGTGCGCTCTTCATGTATGTTCCTGCTTCAGACAGAGTGCCATACAGCAACGCAGAGTCAAAGTTATCACCCAGCCATGTGGTCAATGCGGTAACAATAGATTCTGGATAGTAGTAGTAATGCAGTTCTGCGTAGTAATTGGCATCTGGCGTAGGGCCAAGAATGAACGACAGTTCATTGACATTGGCTGACTGCGGGCCAAAGATTGCGTAATGTTTAGGCTCAGATACTACTGCGCTTAATGGATATGCTTCGCGGATAAAGTTCACATCCTTGTTCAGGAGGTACAAGTAGTCGCCTTGGAAGATGACCGTAGTATTGACTGTACCGCTATTAGCAACAGTTAAAGTGATTGTTGTTCCGCTGATGCTGCGAACGATGGCGTTAGTGCCAATGTTTGTGCCTGTGACCTGCTGGCCGACCGCTATGCCAGTTGCACTGGCTACCACAATGCTTTTAGCACCAGCCGTGCCAGTGGCTGTTGTGGAGTTGTACGGATACACGGCAAGGCTGTATACCGACAGGAAGTCTTCTGGACAAGCCAAGTACTTATTGCCGGTAGACAATACACCCGTGACGTTCTTACGCAAGTTGGCAATCTGCACCGTGTTATAGATGCGTTGCTCCGCCTGCTTGATCATTGTATTGATCGTAGTCGTTTCAAACGTGTTCTGCGTATAGTCAACTACCGCAGCAACAAGTTGGGCGTATGTCATTGCCATAATTT